CTTGAAACCAATCTTTGGTTGGAATGTGTACTGGTCAACTGCACGAACCATTTGTAGAGGAACGTATGGGCAGTAGAATAGACCAGCGTCATAAGGAGAAGAACCCTTATAACCAATTGTTACCAATTCTTGGTTAGCTGTGTAACCACCGAAGTATGGGTCAATATAGACCTTGATACGACCGTGGAGCAAGCCAGCAAATGTGTTACCAGTGTCATCAACTTGCAAGTCAGTAGACAATGCAGGAGTGTACTGTAGAACACCAGCCATAGCCATAGCGGAAGCAACGTCAGATGATACGATCATCACGTTGCCCTTACCTCTACGAGTTTCTTTGGCAATAACGTTAGCATCACGTTCAACTTGGAAGATCAAACCTTTGAAACGCTCAACAGACCAACGACCGTTAGAGTCAGTGTCCAAGTCGAATGTACCAGCAGTTGTTGTACCATACTGAGCACCGTTCTTAGCAACAGTGTAGATTGTACGGATAACTTCACGGTTAATTTCAGCTAGAATTTCTGTAGACAGAATGTTGGACAATTCTGTTTCAGCGTCAAGACCGTGGATTGCTTTCAAGTCTTGTGCAAGTTCTAGTGAGTATTCAGCTTTCAACGCACGGCTTTGAGCGGTAACAGTAACCTTCTCGATAGAGAAAGCCATTTGACCAAAAGCTGTGTTTGAATCAGAACCCAAGTATTCAGCAGTAGCCGTTGGCATGCCGATACCGGTTGTGAATGTGTTAGCTGTTGTGAAACCGTTACCAACTGGGTTGGTCAATGTGTCACCAGTAGTGTTGTTAGCGAAACCGAAACGGTTAGTGTCGGAACCAATACCAGAGAACTTGGTATTAGCTTCGTTGTAGAACGCTTCTTGGCCAGCGGCTGTATTGTCTTGACCATACTTGGCACGCATTGCAAAAATCAAACCTGTTGGTCCTGTCATTGGCTGAACGCCAGCAACATCATACGCAATTAGGTTAGGTAATGCACGGCGAACCAATGAGATCAAGATTGGGTCAAAGTTTTGAACACCAGCGCCAGTAGCCATAGATGGACCAGGGGCGGCAGCTTCGTTCAACATACCCATTTGGGCACGATCAGACGCCATAGCTTGAGATTGGTTTTCAAGGACCATGGCTGTAACAGCCTTCTTATATGGATCCTTAATAGCTTCTAATTCTGGGTGCTCCAGAACTGGTTGCCATTTTTGCTTTAGTTCTTCAGATAGTAACATTTAAGTAACTCCTATGTTTTTAAATTATGTGCTTATTTTTGCACAGATTTTGAGATTGAATTTACAGCGGCGTTGATTAGAGGATCAGAAGATGCTTTTGATGGCTTGTCTTCCGGTACTTCTACACCTTCTTCTAGGGCAGATTTCTCACCAGCTTTAACATTAGAAGGAGCATACGCTTCTTTCAATGTGTTAACTTTTTCGGTGAATTCTTCCTCAGTCGTGAACTCAACACTCTCTGCGAGTGACTTAAGTTTTTCTACCTGAGTCTGCGTTAGGCCTTCGCAAACTGCTTGCACGGCCTGATACTTTTTATGTTCGTTGATTTCTTTTTTCAGTTCAATTGAACGTGAGATTTGCTCATTGAGTTTTTCCTCAAGAGCTTCAACTGTCTGAGTTAATTTCTACCATGTAATTTAGGTAGTCATCGATCTTAGCGGCAAAGTCTTCTTTGAGTTCTTCAACTGCTTGTTCGAATTGTTCGTGAAGTTGTGCTTCCACTTCTTCTGCAATTTCTTCTACACGTGACATAACGGCAGCTTCGAAAATTGTAGTAGCTTTAGAAACGAATTCTTCTGATAGGTCTTCACCTTGAAGCAATGCATCAATGTCTTCTTTTAGACCTTTTTTAGCCATCATTTTTTTCATCATGGCTTTATCTTTCTTTTCGTCTTCATGGTCTTCTTTGTCTTCAGCTTCGGCAACCACTTCGCCATCTAATTCTTCATCTTCGTTCTTTTGACCGTAAGATTGGAATGTAGCACCTTTATTTTTTTCCATTTTTTGAGTACCAGGTTTACCTTCAGGTGCTTCAACAGAACCTTGTTCAGCAGGTTGACCGGTAACTTTTTTCATTGGCTCTGAACCTACTGGAGGTGTAGCGCCTGGTGGTGTAGCTGTAGCAACACCTTTAGTGGCATCTGGACCACCATCTGTTGTCTTGGTAACTTCTGTACCAATATCACCGACTTCTTTTTGGCCTGCAACTACGGATGTAGGCAGTCTAGAAGGACCGTCTGTACGTTTTGACATAGCGCCGGAAACACTCTTGTTTAGAATATCAGCGGCAGCTTCAGATAAATTAAATTTCTTAACCATTTAAAACTCTCCTTGGTTTTGTATGTGGATATTTATAATATTATAGTTTTCTAAGGAAGTTTTCAAAGATTTGTAAACTTACTTGTTCGATTTCTTTACGTGAAGCCTTACGAACTTGTTGTATCGCTTCTTCAAGATGAACTTCGGTCCACTTACCATCTACTAACATCCATTCTTTGCCCTCCATAATTCCCTGTACAAAAGCACCAGGTGCAGAAGGATCGGCCACAATATCTGCCGCTGTGGCGAGATAGAAATCGGGTTGCACAACGTTCACACCGTTGACCATCTTTAAAGAACCCATACCTCTAGAAGACACACCTAATTGTGCGCCGCCTTCGATAAGGCTTCTTGCGATGTTACCCATGGGTGTATCAAGTATCTTTGCTTTACCATTCCACTGGTTACCGTCTTCACGGAGACCAACAATCATGTGAGACACACGATCCAAGTTGATTGATGGTGTGTCGGGATGTCCCAACTCACCAAAAGCACGATGCTTATTGATATAATCTTCGGTGTATCTGTGAACTTCTTTACGTAGTGTATTGAATTCGTAGATACGACCGTTTTTGTTTTTCTTTTCGGCAACAAGGAATGGACCTTCAATATGAAGGACTTTTTTACCGTCAGCTTCTTCGGTTAAATAACTAACCGTTTCGGTAATCTCTTTAATAAGTTTCATCTTACACCCATTGCCTTTCGTTTTCTTAACGATATTTTTCTTTTCCGTAAGATTTGATTCTTCTTACTTCTAAGTTTAATTTTAGCCCTACGTGCCCCCATCTTACGATGGCGGCGTTCTTGTGCAGACATTCTTACGAGTTTGCCTCCACGTATCGTATATCCTGGTACTGAGGAGAATTTCTTCCTTCTTTGTACCTTACCGGCACGTATTCTTATACGTACCAGTTTTGTTCTTCCCATCTTCTGAACATTGGCTTCTGTTAAACCCAATTTTTCAGATTCTTCTTTAACTATACGTTCTTTTATTATTTCTAATTTATGTTCGAATAGTTCTTTAATTCTTTCGTCTATTAACTTTCTGGCTTCCTCTAGGTTACCAGAAAGAAAACAAGCAATCAGTGACATTATGGTCTCAGACCGTATCCAGCACCATAGTTGAATGCCGCTGGATCATTAAATTGACCACGTTGGTAATAAGCGTTATCTTTACGTAGTTCTAAAATAATTGTATAACTGTCTCCGTTACCCATACCACGTGTAGTGATACCAATATTGCCGTTTGAACCAGCCGCACCAGCGGTTGGATTTGGAATTGTAATCCAGTTACCTGCACCATCATACTCACCGTTACCGTTCATAAAGAACGCTGTGTTTGATGCTGTTGCTGTCCAATATAATTCAACATCAGAATTTGCAGTTCCGGAGCAATCATACCATAAACGATTAATTGCTAAGCCGTAATATGGAAGTGTTGTGTTAGCGGAACCACCTTGTGTGTTTGCAACAAGGAATCCGTTAGTAGCTAATGCACCAGACAGTGTGTTAGCAACGATACGTGCAGTGTTTGTTTCTTGACCTGTACCATCGAACTTAGCTGTCAGTTTAATAACTGCGTGTTGTGTATCGTCTTTTAATACGTTAATTCCATATACGTTTGCCATTTTTATTCCTTAGAAAACTTTGCGATAGTTTGAAAATGTTTTGCACTTGCTTCAAGCATATCTTGCATTTTTGCCTTGTTTGCCTCATTAATCTTTTTGTATAACTCCATCATTTCTTTTGCCATCTGTGGAGTTACTTCAGTAGTTGAACCATCAGAGTGTTCTACTACCATATTTTTCTTGCTCTCATTTACTTTCTTGATTTTGTCCAAAACAGTTTCTTCTGTAACAGATGACCATTGCATATTTTCATATGGTACAGTTACATATTTATTAATTTTATCCACATAATATAGTGCAACTCTTTGGCCATTAGGAAACTGTCGAATGGATTTTCTACGCATAATGAGAACGGCAGGTGGATCTAATTCCTGTGACATAGAAGTTTTACCTTCCATCACCGGACTAGATGTTGCCATCAAAGCACGTTTATCTTTTAACTTATTCAGAACTGGGTCGTGAGAATGTATCTCCTGACCGGAAGCATGTAGTCTTTGCACATCATTCAATGTTTCCACAACAGATGCCAGATATTCTGGATGATGTGCATGAAACAGTATGTGTGCGGCATAATCACCTAGGTCAACAACACCACGTTTTTGAATGTCTAAGTGATGGTGTAATTCTGTCGGCGACAGAACACCATCTCCATTTTCGTCAGGAGAACCATCTTCTTTTATTTCCTTCTGAAGAAAATCTTTTAGGCTTTTCATTATTCCGTTTCGGTTGCGGGTTGATGTTGTGCAATTAAATTTTGTGCGATAACTTGTTTTTTCTGCTCAATAGTGGCAAAAATTCTATCGTTGATTTCATTATACAATGCATCACGCATTTGTGTGGCGTTATCAGTAAACGCATTATCAACTACTGCTCTAAGATTGTCGTTCATATTATTCTCCATTAAACATAAAATATTTATAACACTCTTTGAAGCATACGCATCGTTGGAGTGTAATCATTGTTCAGGCTTAAATCGCCTTTAGGTGTTTGTGCAGTATCTTGTGGTGTTGGATTTGCGGCAGGCACTGGTGCACCAGTGCCACCACCTGCTCCCGCACCGCCTGCACCGTCAGGATTCATCAACTCTTGTTGACCTTGTTGTGCAATCTGCATTGGGTCCATAATTAGACCGGCAGCCCAAGAAGTGATAGACGTTCACGTACCAATTCCGCATCTTTGAGTTCGGCAAAATTATTGTCTTTTAAGAAATCGTAATAAATGTTTTCTTTGAACTCATCGAATTCTTCTGATGTACAAATACCTTTTAGTACGCATTGAACTCTGAGTGCTTGGTCAAAAATCTCTGAGAACTTTTGGCGTTGACGGTCAACAAACTTTGAGAACTTAACTTCGTCACGTGAAATTTCACCCACACGACCTAAAGAGAAACCAGAACTTTCTGGATTCAAACGTGAAACTGGAACGTTGAGGGACTTGTATAGTTTTCTTTCAAAATACTTTACGTCTTCAAGTTCACCCAAGTTTTGTCCACCTGGTAGTGTAGTGATTTCGGTACCTTTACCACCTTCACGGCGAGGTAACCAAAAGTCTTCCATCATAGAAAGGAATTTACGGTCATCACGTACTTCACCGGTCTGTGCATCATACACCAACTTGTTTTTGTACTTGACCATAATGTCACGGAGATATTGTTCTGCTTTTAACTTTGGTAAATTACCAACGTCAATGTAAAAAATTCTACGTTCTGGCGCACGTGAGATACGGTAGATAACCGTTGCATCTTCAATCATGCGTAGTTGGTTCAGAGGCTTAATCGCTTTGTGTAAGTATGATAGAACAACTGCTCGGCGAGAGTCCATTAAACCCGAGTTGACGTTAATGATTGCGTCTTTAGCAATACGTGTGCCAACTGGACCGTAGCTAGAAGAAGAACCAGATACAACTTTATCGTTGTAGATATAATATTCATTGACTGTTTGTACTACGTCAACGGATGTGCCTGTATCTTTTTCTTTTTTAATCTCACGTATCTTACGAATCTTACGTGGGTCAATATATCTGAGTGCTTTAATACCCTGTGTAGGGTTCTGATCGTCAATGATTACATGATAAAATATTCTACCGTCAACATAGAATCTACGGAAAGTATCTGTAGCCATGTTTTGGTAATTTAACAATCTGAGAACTATATTAAATTCTTCTTCGATTGCTTTCTTAATTTTATCTGGTTGTTTCAAGTCGTCCATAATAATACGAATTGATTTTCCATCATCGTTTTGAACGATTGCTTCGTTGATAATATCATCGATAGCAGATTCAATTTCTGGTTGCATCGCCATCTCACGATAACGGGAAATCAACTCAACTTCATTTTTGGCAGTACCATCCAAGTCCACATATGTGCCGTAATAAGCGGCAGAGGAAATGGTTAAAGCACCATCTTCATTTGAAGGTGGTGCAAAGGTTTTCTCCGACTGCTGTTCAACATCAACCTTTTGTCTGGAGATTTGAAAACCGAAAAGATTTAGTGCCATATTAGTTTAGTTCCAATTCAAGTAAACATGAAGGGGGAAATTAATCCCCCGTATATAATTAAGATGTAGTGTCTGATTCCCACCACTGATATGCTAGAGTTGTTGTAAATTCTTCGATAGCATCGTTAGAACCCCAATCTAGATCAATAGGTGACAAATCGACAGGGAAAGCACCAACAAACTTGTAACTCTTTATGATGTTACCAGCTTTGTCATATTGGTCAACTTTAGCATCAACAGAATAACCACTAG